TGATTAGAGATGATTATGATGTTGCCATATCTTCACAAAAGATATCTCACTTTATCAATAGAAACAAACCAATACAATATTGGATTGCTATTGAACCAGATAGTGAATTTTAAATTATGAAACAAGTGAGGATTATATCATGTCAGAATACCTATGGGTCGAGAAATATCGGCCAAAGAAAATTAGTGAGTGTATATTAAGTGAAGACATTAAGAATACATTTGCTGAATTCCTAAAACAAAAAGAAATACCTAATCTGTTATTATCTGGTACGCAAGGTACCGGTAAGACTACAGTTGCTCGAGCATTGTGTGAGGAACTTGGTGCAGATTATATTATTATCAACGGTTCAGATGAAGGCCGTCAGATTGATACACTAAGAAACAAGATTAAGAACTTTGCTTCTACTGTATCATTAACTGAACAATCTAATCATAAAGTGGTGATTATTGACGAGGCAGACTATATGAATGCCGAATCAGTACAACCTGCTTTGCGTAACTTCATTGAAACATTTTACAAAAACTGTAGATTTATCTTTACTTGTAATTACAAGAACAAGATTTTACCTGCTTTGCATAGTAGATGTACCGTAATCGACTTTGCTATCAAGAACGGACAAAAAGTCAAGACAGCACAGGCATTATTAAAAAGACTTGGTAAAGTCCTTGATGATGAGCAAGTTGAATATGATAATAAAGTATTGGCTGAACTAATACAAAAATACTATCCTGATTTCAGACGAACTATTAATGAACTTCAAAGATATTCCGTTAGAGGTAAGATAGATAGTGGTATCTTGTTTAGTTTATCAGAGGCAAATACAAAAGAACTTGTTAAAGTCTTAAAAGATAAAAGATTTAATGACATGCGTAAATGGGTTATTAACAATCTTGATAAAGAACCATCATCATTGTTTACCACAATTTATGAACTAATGTATGTTGCTTTAGAATCATCTTCTATACCTCAATCAATATTAATCATTGCTGGTTACCAGTACAAGTCTGCTTTTGTGGCAGACCAAGAGATTAATATGGTTGCATGTTTGACGGAGATTATGGCTAACTGTAAGTTTAAATAACGGAGAGTTATGTTGGCACGAAGTATTATAAGGCCAGTATGTAGAGTTATTGGTTGTGGTAAATTAGGCCATAATACAGGTACTAAAGACAGTAACGGCCATTATTATTACAGACAAATATGTGAATCACACCATAATGAAAAGTATGGTATGAAGTCTGGTAAATATACTAGATACAAAAAAACATATTGTGAGCGTTGTTTTATATCAGATAATAAGATGAGCTCATCAATTCTACAAGTTGACCATAAAGACGGTAATAAAAACAATAACAGTCCAGCAAACTTACAAACTTTATGTTACACATGTCATAAAGATAAGACAAGTATATGTAAAGATTGGAGAAATAAAGAACCTATGGCAGTATTGCCTGGTTATGAGGATTAATATATCATGTATGAATTGAAAGATTATTTAAAAGCTATCAATGAGACCAAAGAACCATTGTTAGATACAGAGGACACGGTGTGGGAGAAAAAGTATCCTACATTTATTATTAACAGGTGCTTGTCTATGTTCTATGATACTATTATGCATAGTAACGAGATGAACGGATTACATTTTCTACCAAAACGGATGCAGTTTCACTATTTTATAAATAGTATTAGAAAAAAGAAGCGATTTGGTGGGAAGTGGCTATCACAAAAGAAAGTCAAAGACCTTGAAGTAATTAAAGAGTATTATGGTTATAGTAATCAAAAGGCAAAAGAAGCTCTTAACCTACTTTCAGACGGCCAAATTGAAATTATAAAAATTGGCCTGAAAAAAGGTGGGAGAAAAAAATGAGTGAAGCTACTATAAATTGGTCGCCTAGTGATATGTTAGAGGTCACTATCAAGCAACCGGACGATTTTCTAAAAGTCAGAGAGACCTTAACTAGAATAGGTGTTGCAAGTCGTAAAGACAAAACATTATTTCAAAGTTGTCATATCTTACACAAACAAGGTAAATATTACATTACACACTTCAAAGAGTTGTTTGCCTTAGATGGTAAGAACTCTACCTTGACAGAGAATGATATTCAAAGACGAAACACAATAACATTATTACTACAAGACTGGAGTTTAATAGAGGTAGTTAATCCTTCTCTAGTGGAAAACAAGGCACCATTAAGTCAAATCAAAGTATTACCATTTAAAGAGAAGAGTGAATGGAATATGGTCGCTAAATATAATATAGGAAAGAAACCAGAAGATAGTAAAAATGCAGGTACAACCGTTTAAAAATTACTTAGAAGAAGCTAAAGGCGATAAAAAGTTTTTGCGTTTGCTTATCATTACAGATGAGCCAGATAATGCAAAAGAATTTCATACTGCCGATAGACTACAGGAAGAATGTAAGAAGTTAAACTATCCGTTTTACCTCTTTAAACTTACTGGTGGTTACACCACTATGGAAGAGGGTGTTCGTAGATTTCATAACAAAGAAGATAAAAAAGGTTTTGAAGTTGGTGCCATGACAGTTGCTATTGTTCGTGGTAGTATTACAAGAAAAGATAGTTGGTTAGATTTAGTTTCTATACTAGAAAGAGCAAACGCAACTCTAGTAAATCCTAGAACTACAATCAATATTTGTGCAGACAAATATAGAACAGCATTAAGACTTGCAGATTATGGTTTAACACAACCTATGACCAAGTTGATTAGTGACCCCGAAAAATCTAATGAACAAGTAGAAGAATCGGGTATTAAGTTTCCTTTAATTATGAAAACACTTAGAGGTAGTAAAGGTGTTGGTGTATTATTTGTTGATAGTCCAAAAGGATTAGATTCAATTGTACAACTTATACACAAACAAGATGAAGACGCTGACCTATTAATACAAGAATATATTAAGACTGAATATGATGTCAGAGTACATGTATTAGGTGGTAAAGTGTTGGCCTCTATGGCAAGACCAGTTATCGAAGGAGATTTTAGGTCAAATGTATCACAAGGTTCAGTACCTAAAAAGATTACATTAACTGAACTAGAAATAGAAGAATGTTTAAAGGCTGCTAAGGCAGTTGGTGGTTACTGGACGGCAGTTGACTTTATACCTAGTAAGAATAGAGATAAACAACCACCTTATTTTCTTGAAGTAAACTCTTCACCTGGTACAGAGGGTATTGAAGACGCTACTAAAATGAATATTGCCAAAGAAGTTATTACTCACTTTGCAAACTCAGATAATAGATATACAGTACCAACAGAATGTGGTTTTAAAGAAATTTTGACCATAAAACCTTTTGGTGAATTAGTATCAAAATTTGATACGGGTAATTCAGGCATGCCAGTTATACATGCTGATAAATTTAAAATAAACGGAAACAAAATTACATGGACACTATTAGATAAAACTATTACAAGTGATATTGTCCGTAAAGAAGAGATTAAAGTAGGTGGCTTAAGAGATTATGATGAAACAAGATATGTTGTTAAGCTAGATGTAGAATTTGCCGGTGGTTTCTATAAAGATGTAGAATTTACCATTGATGATAGAGAAGATAGAACGCCTATTCTTCTTGACCGTGCATTTATGAAAAGATTAAATGTCATGGTAAACCCACAAAGAAAATATGTGATAACAACTAAATATAGTTTAGATTAGGAGAAATAATGAGTGAAGTGAAGTTATTAAGATTAAGTACAGGTGAAGATATAATTGCTAAAGTAGGAGAAAACGACCAAGGTGTGAGTTTAAATAAACCATTTGTAATCATACCACAACAAAAGGGACCAGGTCAACCCATTCAATTAATGATGTCATTGTATAACGCATTTGGTAAAAGCGATACAGTTACGGTTGCTAAAGATAAGATTGTCTTTATGACAGAACCTAAAGATGATATCAAATCAAATTACGAAGCAAACACTAGTAAGATAATTACTAAACCATCAGGACTTATAACAGAAACTAAATTACCAGGTTAAATGGTAAAGGTCAATTTTGTAAGAGATAGTGGTGAAACACTATCAGTCGATATGCCTGTTGGTTATACCATCATGGAAGCAGCTAAAGAACTGGATTTA